GTGTTTGAATTGATATCGCGAATAGGTCTAAAGTCGAAAGCACCTTTTAATGAAGTCAATTTATTATCTTCTTCATTACTAAAGTATGATATACCAGAATAATTGATTGCTCCGGATCCTAAAGATGTTGCTGTATATGAGTCTACGGTGATCACACCACCCGATGCTGCATATGCTGTTGGAGCTGTTGCTTTAAAATATCTAAACTGCACATACACTCTTCCTCGAGGAGCAGGAACGCCACGTTTCAATTTAATTGTGGCATGATCATAGTGTGTTTTTCTTTGTCCGTTATCAAATTCATAATTATCTGTGATATCATAAGACGAACTACTCAACATCGCTGTTGTGACATTTGAAGTTAGAGATTTTGAGTCAGTTATTCGAACTATTTCATAAACATCCGATATCTGCAAACTAACAGCTACTCCTGGTGTTCTCAATTTTTCCAGGACTATCGATTCTGTAAAATTAAAAGATCCTATTGACGGAAATAATAAACCATTATTTGCAATTGAGACCGGTATGTCATTCGGAGCAGTTGTTATGGCTGAACCCAAGTTTGCAGCACCCACTGATGCCATCTCATACGGAACTTGTAAATAATTAGTATTGTTTGAAGATATGAATTTTTTTGTTATGGTTTGATTATCTTCAGTATTATTCAATTTCGTTTTTACATAGAAATCGACTGAAACATTGTCTTGTATTAAATTGGCTTTAAAACCGGTTCCTTCTCTACTTACTGTAAAATTATTATTTGCTAAAGAAATAATTGAATTTGCATATATTCCTAAACTAGTATTTGAATTATTTTTAGCAACACATATAATATTATTCAGAAGAGCTTCGTCACCTAATGCTCCTGTTCCTGGAAGAAAATCGAAAGTATCGGTCACTAAAGGATTAATTGGAACTAATCCATTAGCATCTGTTGTGCCTGAATATTTTTTCCAAGCAAATAGGTCAACGTTATCTAAAGTGTTAGGTTGAATAGAATCGTATCTTGTTTCAAAAAGTAAACTTGAAGATAGTGGTTCGTTTATGAATGCATATCCAGTGTCTGAACTTTTACTGTCGGAATGAATATTTGCACCAGAACTGATGACATTAGATGTTCCGGTATAAGATAACGATTCTGCATTTTTAAAATCTGATTCTAAGGAAAATGTGTTTGCGCCAGGCGTAAATGGTAAAGCAGTATCCAATATTATGTAACCTGCCGTATTCGATTCTGTAACATATCGAGGTGAAACCTCTAATCCTGTTCCATCAGTTATTCTAAAGTACATGTTCGCATGAGAATTTGCAACGGAATAGTTAACAGACGTTGGCAATCTAATCGCGGTGCTCGTACTTCCTGCAAGAAGTGTTCCTGTTATTGGAGAACTTTTTACATCAAAAACATGTGATGTGAAAACATGAGTATTGCCTATTTGTGTATTAGATGCTGATCTATATCTCATCATATTTACACGAAGCGAACCTATTTTAGTCGAATTGTACTTGTCTACTGTTGTTCGATCAATATTCGAAAAAGAGACTGAGTGAATATCATATTCAGGATATTCCGTGAAAGATATTGATCCATATGTATTTGATAATGCAATAGTGCTGTCATAACTAGTTGCAACTGAATACTCTAAGACATTTGCAGTATCTCTACCTCTATCCAAACTAATTTTTGTTGGCGAGATAGTTTGAAATTCGAAACCACTAACATAAGCTTTTCCTGGATCAAGAACTGCTGAAAATTTGCCATTAGCAGAATCACCCTCATCTAATCTGATGATAAATGGATCAACGGTATAATTTCCTGATTCGTCATAAGTTCTTCTGGCTAATGTTTTTTCAATTTCACTATAGATAGGATAATCAACTTCTTTCGTTTTAATATCATCAACAAGACGTAAAACTTCAAAGAATAAAGATGTCTCTGGAACATTTAAATCTTTTACTACAAGTGTTGTTTCGATCTGAAATCTTTCTGCACCAGGCGCTTGATAATTAAATGCTCCTTGTGCCGGATCTAATAGAGAAGTATCATCAATCTCATCAATAATATTTTCTGAAAATTGAATGCCTATTTTACATGATGGTTTACTGTTAATAGTAGAAGAATTTCCGATTCGATATTTTAACTTAACAGTAACGAATTGAGGAATAACTTTAACAAAATGACCTTTGTAGTAGTAAACGCCTTCCTGTATACTTGCAACAAAAGAACCTCCAGTCGCATCACTCGATTCAACTTCCGCATAAATGTTCTGACCAAAGATTTGAACGATATCATTCTCTTGAAAAGTTCCACCATCTAGGTATTTCAATACAAGATATGGTGAACCTCCATCAATTTCTGTAGTCAATACTTTAGCGCGAACCGGGCGAGTGGAATTGTATATGACTACAAATTTATCTCTAAATTGTGAAATGTCTATGTCTTGATTAGAAAACTGGGTTTTCAATTTAACATAGTTACACTTTCTATCTAATGATACTTTTCCACCAATTATAGGACTTCCACTCTTGAAGATATGATTTCCAAACTTTTCTATCTGATTCGCTAATATAGTTTGTAATTGAGTGAGTTCTCTAGCCTGAATTGCATATCCAGGACGAAATAGTATTCTTAAAAAATTCTTGTCCTCATTGAAATCATCATAATAAGGATCGTAATTGAAAAGAGTAGTCATTTATTCCTCGTTAAAAACTCAATATGAATCGGATTCTTTCAGTTTGAGCAGAATCTCTGGTGATAGGAAGTCTATCTGATATGTATAAAACCTTTCCGGAATACAATTTTAGAGAAGGATTTTCAAAACTATTCACAACTCTCTGCGATGATGAGGTTAATCCGGTTATAGTTTGATTGTTGATAAGTGTGCCTTTTACATTATTTAGATATAAATCTCTATTAACACTATCAAAAGATATCACATCGGCTGAAAATGATGGATTCAAAGTTGATCCCTGTACCACTTTCTCATCATTTATAAAATTGCCTACGCCTGGTGAAACTCTAACTTTGGTATATAAACTATAAATTTCAGATGTAGCCAGATTGTTTGTTCCATAAATGTAGGGATTATGCAATAAGACTATTTCTCTAAAATCATTATCTACAGGCAGTCTGTCCGCTTCATTTTCAATAAAGTCCACATCAAACATTATAGTAGATGCACCCAGTTCATGAACAGGATCAAAACCATGCCCTCCAACTGGAGATATTGATATCGATGCTTCGGCTCCAGATCCTATGCCGCCAGTAACATCCGTAAATATAACATTTGCGAAGGTATAATTTTGTCCTCTGCTTTGAATAATTACATCGACAACATTTCCCGAAACGACATTCGCTTTTAATATTGCACCACTTCCATCACCATCAACGGTGATTATTGATTGTGTGGAACCATCTGTATAATTGTTTCCTTTATTTGTTACTTTAATTATATCGATTGATGAAGATTTAGCAGCAGCCTTTACGAACTTATTTTCAGTTACCGGCATCCATTCTTGACTTAAAAATTTCTGTTTTTGCTGTGATGTTAGTGTATAAAGATACTTCCACTTATATCCATCAGCAGTCTTTATAAAAGGCTCTTCTAATGATGTTGATGAAAGGAGAATTTCTGGTTCAGTTGTCGAAGATATGCCTGTCGTTGTTCCAAAGGGAGCAGCATTAGACAAGCATTTAAAAACCTGATCTTTTGTATTCAGTACATAAAAATTTGTGTTTGCCTGATATGTATTATATACCGTATTAGCTGTCCAGTTAATTCTTGGAGCCACGAGGGATGCATTTTCTTGAGACAGTCTTTTTGCTAAAATACCTCGTTTAAAATAATCATTTGTGCTATTAATATCTTCTTTTGGAGTAGGAACCGTCTCGGTTCCATTATTCCAAGGATTTTGTTTAGCCAAAAAAACATACATATAAGACTTCTTATTCGCGGGTAAATAAGAATTGGCTGAAACGTCCAGCAAATTTAAAATTTGCTTGGACATCAGAATGGAAAAGTTTTTTGTTAGTAATGAAGACATATGTTTATTTATCTGAAAGACTGAACGGTTAACAGAATATTGTTTGCATTGACACTAAGATTTCTATCAGCATAGATTGTATTACCGGAAACAGTGTTCACAGTAAGAAGAATATCATTAATTAGATTCAATGTAACTGAAGAGGACGTTATGAAAATTTCAGTGTTTAAATATAAATGAGTTGAGTTTATGACTTCTTTGACAAAAACAGTATTTCCAGTTGATAGTTGTAAATTCGCTCCATCATAAACGTCATTTATAAAATTAACAGAATTTGAATGTCCAAAAAGTATATTGGAGCCAGAAATGACATTAACAGTATTCGAAAGTGATTTGGAAACAGAATTTAATACGATAATATCACCTGTTGATACACTGGTTTCCAGATTCGCGGATCCATTAGATGACACTATAATATTCGATCCATTTAACACATTAACTGTATCAGATAAATCTTTAACGGAAATTATCGAACTATTCGAATTAACTTGTTTTTGTAAATTATTATTAACTAATTTTATCACAAAAGTTTTCGTTCCTGCTGGATGAACTATATCCACCAAAGGCTTTTTAAATTTATTATAATCCGTTTCCGTTTTTATAATATAAGAGAAGTTGTGATATTTTTCTCCATCTTGAATTTTCTTATCTGAACTAGGTTGTCCATCTGTATTCAAATAAATGCCAGGAAGTCTAATTAGACCATTCTCAAATTTAGCGGTTGCTTTTGCTCTTCCATCACCATAAAATGTATTTGATGTTATATCAGCAGTAACAGCATTTATTGAAGTTTCACTATCATAGCGCAATTTCAGACTCGGATTATATGCGCCAGAATAGTTATATACTCTTAATAGACCAGTTGTTTGATCATAACTATCAACAAACGCTCTAAATGATGCTGTAGTATTACTTGTTCCACCCTGATAAATTAAAGTGTTTGAAACAAATAGTTGTCCAGAAGTAATGTTCGTTGTCAATATATCAATATTTCTAAGGGAAATCATAGGAGCAGAAACGTAGTCATAACCATAACTTACAATTCTAATTGAAGAAACTGAACCAATTCTGGTTGTTGTGTAAGTTATTGCTTCTCCATCACCCATAATCTCGGATACCTGTAATATGGCTCCTGTTCCTGTGGAAATAACATTTGGTGTTGGTAAAGAATCTTTTGTGTATCCTTCTCCTCCAATAATATATGTGCCATTTGCAACAAAATTTATTTCTTTTATTCCTGAATTCGATGTGTGTATACTTGACACTATAGCATTAGCGCCATAACCAGAACCACCTTCAAACTGTATCACATTATTAACTGCATATCCTGATCCACCATTTATTATATTAATTCTGCCCAATGATCCTAAATCGGAAATAACTCTTTTTCCAATCAGATAAACGGAGACACCGATACCACCAGAGCCGGTATATGTATTCGTGAATGCTCTATTGAAATATATTCTGGTTGTAGTAACATCAGTAACTCTCAAGTAATCCTCATAATGTGGATTATTTCCTTTTATTCTAATATAATTACCAATTTGAACAGCAGAAGAATAATTTGCTGAAGTATTTTCTATGTAATTTCTACCGGATTGAATCGAAATATTTGTATCTAATAGTAACTCTAATGCATTCTCATTATAAAAACTGTATGTTTCCAGAGTGGGTAAATCAAGATAACCACCTCCACCACCTATTTGATCATCCAATGAAATAAAAGACATAGGATAAACATCAAATGTCTGATATGTTGTCACTACGTTTATAGTATTGGATGTTGG